ACTTGAGCCGCACCCAAGCCTTCTTGATGAAGCCGATGGTGTTGTGCCACGTCTTAGTGAGCAGGTTGGTGAAGACGCTCCAGGCGTCAGCCAGGAACCCGACCGTCTCGCTCCAACCGATTTCGATGGCTGCCCAACCGTTGTTGAGAATCTTGGCCACGCCGAACACGGCGTTGGTCCAAATCGACAGGAAGAACTCTTTCGCGCCGACCCACAGGCCGTTGAGAAAATGAATCCCGCGCCGCCACTCCATCTTCAGCGTCAGCCACAGAATCTTCGCCGCCAGCGCGATGTCGCCTGCGGCCAGCGCGTCGCCGATCCCTTTCCAGGCCGCGATCCCGTCGTTCTTGAGCGTCTCGAACCGTTCGCCCAGCCACGCCAGCGCCTTGCCGCCGAGCCCCGACGCATAAATGAGGTAAGCGGCCAACGCGCCCACGGCCACGATCACCAGTCCGATCGGTGTCAGCAGCAAAGCAATGATCTTGCCGAGGATTGCGATGGCCGTGCCGATCGCCCCGACGACAGTGACCACCGCGCCGATGGCTGCACCGAACCCGGAGATAACCGCCCCTAGTACGATGAGCGCAACGCCCGCGGCCATGACCGCTGCGGCAATCTTGAAGATGGTGACGATGAGTGTCTTGTTCTGCTTGACCCAGTTGATGACGCCGATGACGAACCGAGTCACGCTGCCCATCAGTTCGGTCAACATTGGGGCCAGCGCCGCGCCGACCGCGAACGCCGCTGCCTTCATCGTGCGGGTCAGACGGTTCCAGGCGTCGGCGTAGTCGGCCGCCGACTGGGCGTCTTCGGTGCTAACGGAAAGTCCCAATCGCCGAGCCTCGGCCTGAAGCGCCTCGATGCCGTCGGCCCCCTCGGCCAACAGGGGCATCAGTTTTTTGGCCCCGTCGCCCAAAATCTCGAAGGCGTACTGCGCCGCGAGCGACTCGTTTTCCACCTTCCCCAAGGCGTCGGCCAGCACCTTCAGTTGTTGGTCGGGCGTGAGCTTGGTGAGATCGGCGGCCGAGAGTCCCAGTGCTTCGAGCGCCCGCACGGCTGGGCCACTTCCCGTGGCGGCGTTGGCAATCCGCCGCCGCATCCGAAACAGCGCATTACCCAAAGCATCGAGATCGGCTCCCGTCTGCTCGGCCGCAAAGCCCATCTCCGAGAGCGCTTCGGCGGAAACGCCGGTGCGGATCGACATCTTGTTGAGCTTGTCGCCCACGTCCGCGAAGTGCCGCACCATGCCGACCAGCGGCGCGACAATCGCCCCGCCCGCCGCGACCAGCTTCAACCCCATCGCGCGGACGCTCGCCCCGAACGCCTGCAATCGCTGCGAGGCGCGGCGCAGCCCTTTGATGAGCTTGCTGTCGCGAGTGGTCAGCTCGATGTAAGCCGCGCCGGCGCGGATGGCTTGGGCTCCCGCCATGCGTCACCTGCGATCCACAAAGATGGTTTTCAACGTGCGAAATCCCGTTTTGACGATGGGTTGCTTCCGTTCGGCCAGCGGATTGAAATCGGCCGGCGTGAACGGCTGAGGTTTCTTCTTGGGATTGCGGTGGACGTTGGCGAGCATGGCGAGCACGGCAGAGGTGTGCTGCCACTCGTCGCGCCGTCGGGCGTCGGCCATCCAGACCAGTTCCCGTAGCGTCAACTCGCCGGGATCGACGCCGAGGATTCCGGCGAGCTGCCAGATGAGTCGCCAGGCGTCGTTTCCGGTAACTCCCCTTGGCTCAGCAACTCGTCGAGATGCCGGTCCAGTTTCGGGTCGTCCAACCGCTTGCTGGCCGTCTCCACCGCCTTCGACTGAAAGGCCTTCAGCTTCGCGAGCGCCTTGGCCAGCACCTGACGCTTCGCTTGCGGGAAAAAATCGACCAGTTCCTCCAGCAGGCAGGTTGTGCCGTGATCGATGGCGTCGCCGGCCATCGCCATGCCGAAGTCCTCGTCGGTGATTTGCTTGGCGTCCGCTTCCGGCTTGCAGAGCACGTACAGCACGTCGACCAGCAGCACCGGGTCGGAGAACAACTGCTCGATCAGCTTGCCCTCGACGGCGTCGAGCAGGTTGACGCCCAGCAGCGACTTCACCCGCTTGATCGAGGTCGTATTGATCGACACGCTCCAGGTGCGGCCGGCGTTGTCATTGAAGGTTTTCATTTACTTGGGTTTTCCGGTTACGCCGAGGAACTTCCCTGTCCGTTGATCCATTGGGGCGCGTTGGCGGCGTAGGTCGGCTTGATCGTCACGTCAACCATGATCGCCTCCTCCAGCGCCTCGTTCCGCGTGAAGCTGAAGATGTCGAAAGTCGCCCGCAGACCTTCGGAGTCGGGATCGTTGATGTCGCCGTCCATCACCGCGAACTCCATCGGCGTGTTGGCGAAGAACGCCTGCTGCATCGCCGAGAAGCCCTCGTCGGCCGTATCCCAAACCATCTGAAACTCGATGCTCGCGTCCTTGAGCGTGCCGACCGTGGCCCGCCAGCCGCCGTTGGCGCGGGTAGTGACGTCCGCTTCGCCCTTCTCTAGGTTGAGCGTGAGGTCTTTGACGTTGGTGACCTCGGTCCAAGTCGGCGAGCCGAAGCTGCCCGTGTTGCGGTACAGCTTGGCGTCCATTCCCAATCGCGTGGACATCTTCGTGTGCTCCTTCGCCTATGCCTTGACCGAACCGGCCCACAACTTGGGGAGGCGGTCCTTGGTTTTGTTGAGCGCCGGCCCCATGAACGGACGCTTCGGATAACGCTGCCGCTTGTAGCGGCCGCCATGTTCGTGTGCGCCGGCGGACGTGCCGACCTTCGAATGCTCTGGGCCGATCACCACCAGATCTTTCTGCTTCTCGACCTCGTAACGAATCGCGCCGCGCAGTTGGCCCTTCCGCGTGCTCGGCGGCTGCCCTTCGGGACTGGCCTTCTTCCGCCGGCGGATGCTCCGCTTGGCGGTCAGACGAATGGCCGCGCCGGCGTGCCCCAGGCTTTTGAAGCTGCCCTGCTGCGCCTTCGCCCGCACCTGGCGGGTTTCGTCTTTCGTTTTGACCTTGGCTGCGAACATCCGATTACCTCGCCACTCGAAACGTCAGCGTCACGACACTGGTGAATTGCCGCATCTCTTCCCAGTGGTCCTGAGCGTAGATGGGGTTGTGCTCGGTCTTGATCCAGTGCGCCCCCCGAAAACTGTCGAGCCGCCGCAGGCGGAAGAAGTCGGCGATCTCCTCCACCAGCGTCACCAGCGGATCGATCTCGGCCGCGTCACCCGTGGCGAACTTCTTCTGCACGGCCAGATCGATTTGGGCGTCGTGCGTGTTGCGGCTGCGATCCAGCGGGGTAACCACCATCCCCTTGGGAACCACGCTCACTCGCAGGTCGTTCATGTCCTTCAGCTCGAACGACGGCACGTAATGCCGCGCCGCGGTGAGCGGCTGGCTGAACGTGCCCGCATTGAGTTCCGTAACGACGGTGTCGGCGATCTGGATGATGGTGGACAAGGACTACACTTCCTCCGTGGCGACGAGCTTGGTGTGAATCCGCAACGTTCGCCGGTACGGATCGCTGTAGCGCCAGTGCTGTTCGCCTCCCAGCGGCAGCACCTCGTGGGCGTATTTCTGGCCGGCGTCGGTCTCCTCGATTCGGTCCCCCTTCTCCGGCAGCGTCTGCTGGCCGGCGAGCACAAGGTCCGCCGTGTCGATCAGGTAATCGCGGACCTGCGTGCGAATGATGACGCCCGCGCCGTCATCCTGCTCGAACACGGTTCGGCCGATGGTCGCCTGCAAAACCACCGCATTCGCGCCGCGCCGGTAGGTCACCTCGCGGGTGGCGTGCTTCTTTCGCTGGTCTTCCAGCCACGCGGAACCTTGGTTGAGCAGATCGGCCATCAATTAACTTCCGCTGCTGGAGGGGCTTTCAGTCGCCGGCACCGAGCAAGGGCACAGCCGCACGCGAACCGCCGCATCGCCGTCGGCCGCAGCCAACACGACTTTGCCGAGCAGCTTGTGCATGCCGCTGCCATCCGTGGCGACGGCGAGCTTGTTGGTTTCGTCCCAATACGCCAGCGAGCCAACGGCGAAGGTGACCCCGCCATCGGCCTCCTTGGCCACGTCGAAGACACCCTCAAGCGTCAGCGCTCCGAGCCTGCCCGCCGCGACGTCGAGCTTTGCGACGCCCAGCAGGTCGCCCTGCACGACCACGTCGCCGGCGGCCACATTGGCTACGGGGGTGTGATCGATGGCCCGTCCGTCGTGAATGAATTCAGCCAATCCCATGAGTAAATCTCCTTCAGTTGTGGCGGCTTACGCCTCGCCTTTGCTCTTGATGCCGGCGAGCCATTCCGCGAAGTCGACTCCGAAGTCGTGGTAGCCGCGGAACTGCACGCCCAGCGTGTTGAAATCGGCCTCGGCCATGTCGACCGTCGGCGTCTGGATGCCGTCGAGGAAACTCACCACGACCGGCGCGAGGATCGACGGGCTGCGGAGCAGATACCACGCCTTGGCCGAGTTGCCGGTGAAAGCCGCGTCGCTCAGCCAATCCACGACAACCGGGCGATACTTGCCGGCGTGGATGTTCTCGTTGGGAACCGTGTCCTTGGTCGAAGCGCCGCCCGTGTTGACCGTGGTGCTCTGGTGCAACCGCTGGGCGATGAACTGCAACTCGGGCGGCACGACCAGGACCGTGGGAATCCCGCCGAGGCGTTTGCCGTCGGGCGACTTGAGCTTGCGGAAGGCGAGGATTGCTTTCTGCAGGCCGACGCCGTCGAGGTCCAAGGCCGAATCGTTGCCGGTGATGTAGTTGCCGCGCTGCGACGTGAAGAAGGACGAGTTGTTGATGTAGCGGGCCCAGAAGACGTTGTTGAACTTCCGCGCCGCGCCGGCACCGAGCCGCACGCGGAGATCTTCAAACGCACCAAGATCGTCGTTGATGATCGCCGTCCGGGTCAGCGAGAACATCTTGGCGTAGGTCCGCGCCTGCCGAGTGTACGATTCCTCCGACAGCTTGCCGTGCTTGATCTCGCCGTCGGGGGCCAGCTCCTCGTACTCCATGTCATCCAGCAGCCGGTAGCTGGTCACCGTCTTGAAGTCG